TGGTCCTGCTTGCGGCATCATAGGTGCTGGGCGTTGCATTGGTTGATTGCCTTGCGGCATTGATTGCATGACAGCCTCAAGTGCACCCATATCAGCATCACTCATCGCACCGCCACCTGTCCGCTCACGGATTTGACGAACTTTTTCTTGAAGATAACGCATCATGCCTTCTTGAGAGTTGAGGTCTGGAGCTGCACCGCCCATCATCATTGCCTCTTGATCGCTCATTGCTCCTGGAGGAGGTGGAGGTGGCATCGCTCCCGCCATCATCATCGCTTCTTGATCACTCATCGCACCACCCATCGGAGGAGCCATGTTTGGCTGAATGCCACTGAATGCTCCAGGATCAACTGGCCTCATTGCTGCGAGTTGGTTGGCTCCAAGAGCCAGAGCCATTTCAGTGTCAGACATTGCCATCATTAGCCTCCATTTGCATTTTCATAATATTCTTTTCACGCTCAAGTTGCAGATCTGCTTCAAGTTTTGCGACCTTCGCCTCAAGATCAGCCTGAACTTTCATTTGTGCGATCTGTAGGTCTTGTTGGGCTTTGGCTTGGTCAATCTGGATGTCAGACTGGGCTTTGGCTTGGTCTGCTTGGATCTCTGCTTGTGTCCTTTCCATGAGAGATTTTGCTTCAAGTTCTGCCAACTGCTGAGCATATTGTAGCGGATTCTGTTGGCCTTGGCCTTGCTGCATTGCCTGCAGTGCACGGATTGGTGCCATCTGAGGTGCTTGCTGAACGACCTGTGCAGCTCTCTGAGAAATGAGCATATCCATCTGAGGATCAATGTCCTCAAACTTGAACTTCGGATCACGCAGATTCGGCAAGTTCGGCAACGGCACGCCAATGCTTGATTCCATACGCTGACGATACAACAACGCAATGTGCTCTGCGACATGCGCAATCAAGATTGGTTGCATCGCTTTTGCTGCTGGATTGCCTGCGAGAGAAGGATCTTGCATAAACTGAAGATGAACAGCGATGTGGGCTTCGTGATCTTGTTCTGGGAATGCTTTGATTGGCTTGCCATACATCACTGACATGTTCTCATCAATCGGGTCAGTGCGTGGTGCCTCATCAGGCTTCTTCAAAACTTCGTCAATGTTGGGGATGCGGATCGCCTCATACATACGCTTGTAGGCTTCATACAAGTCATGTAGTTGGGGAGCTGAACGAGCCATTTCAAGGATAGCTTGTGCTTGGGCGATCCGCTGTGCTGTGCTGAAAATGTTTGGATCTGACACAGGGATGATGTCAATCCGATCATTGAAGTCAGCCGCATAGATTGTTTGTGTTGTGCCAGAAACAGCGAACTGGAAAGACTCTGGAAGATTCTCTGCATTGACCTGAGAAAGAAGTTTGAACTCTTGACCCTGAGAATAATGCAGACGCTTGTGGATTGCGGAAAAGGCTTTGCTGCCCTGTTCAATCAAAGCCACTGTTGAACCGACTGGTGCATTCGGGTTGACATCACCGACATTCATGTCAGCTGTGCTTGCGAACCTTTGGCCAGAATCAACAATGAATCCCATCAACTGGAACAGAGTGCTGCTTGGCTCTTTGAATGGGAGTGGCATGACTGCTTTGTTGACATCATCAACAGTTGCGTCTAGGTCAACGAACTCTCCAGGATTGACATCAATCTCGCCACCGCTGACTCTGCCTTTCAGTTTGAAGCCACCTTGCATGTTGGCGAATGCAGCTGAGTCAAGCAATGCTCTCAATGAGCCTGTTGCTGCTTTGCCTAGACCACCAATCATGTGGTAAAGCCCAAAGCCATAAAAACCAACACCAGGAAGGAACTTGTAACTTATAAACCAATCCCTACGCTTTTTTCTTTCGTCATCTTCACGCCAGTTGCGTCTGACTGCAACGATCTTTTCAGAGTCATAGTCAATCGTGATGACATAAGGCAACATGACTAAGTTTTCGGTGTCTTCGTCTTCAATGCCGTCCAGACCTTCAAAAGCCTCATAGACATGCATCTCAAGCAGAGTCATTACTGCGTCTTGTTCGTCATCGCCATATGGGTTGACACCTTCAATGTCCTCAGCTGTTGAGCCTGAGGGATCAATGCCATCGCCATCATACTTAGTCGGTAAATACCAACCTGCCTCAACATATCTGTTGTAATCATTTTTCGGGATGCGGATGACTTGGGTGTAGCGTGGGGAGGTGAAAAGATCTGTGCTTTCTGGTGCAACAACAAAGTCCTCAGCCTTCACAAACTTTGAACATTGCCGTTCAAGATTGGCGTCCCACCAGACCTTTTTGAAAGTTTGACCGACCAACGGAAGTTGAAACAACATCTGATCAAGGTCAGGAAAATACTCAGGCATCTCCTGAGTTATTTGATAATTCATAAAGTCTTTGACACGACGAGCCTGTTCTTCAGTTGCTTCGTCTGGCTCGCCAACAATGGTCGTTTTGACTGGACCACCTGCGGGATACAACTCTGCGATCGCTCTTGCATTGAATTGAGTTGCTGCTTCAGCGATGAGCGGATGAACAACAGTGCTCAAGCCACGTGTGGCTCGCTCCTCTTCAGCCTCTTCAAGCCCACCATCTGGGTCAAGAGTCTTGAGTCCATTTTTGTATCGCTCTTCCCACTCGGAGCGAGCAGACCTGTCAGAGTCAAAATATTTAATTAGGGTTGATGCTTTGCGGTCAAGTTCTCTTTCTTCAATTACCTCAGCCAAGTTTGCATCAAATGCTGTGCTGATCTCATCAACAAAATCAAGAGAAGGATCGCCAATGAGAACTTCATCCTCTCCAAATGATTCAACCTGCAGGTCGTCTGCAGGTGCTGATTCCGCAAATGGGATTGCGTTGGGTTGGAATGGGATTGGTTCTCTAGCCATATAATGTCACCCTCTTTTTCGGTAGGTCATCCTCGTCTTCGTAATCTTCAGAATGAGTAACAAACCAACCTTTTCTCAATCTGAGCCATGCCTGTGTGCAAGTATCAACTATATCGTCATTATCCCCTGCTGGAAAGGCTGCACAAATGTCTATTAAATTTTTAGCCCATTTTTTGTCAGATGGAAAGTAAATTCTGCCATCTTCTAAAAGAGCAGAACTTGCATGGGCTCTTGCTTCCTTGTCTCTGTCAGGCATATACTCAATTACAGGGATTCCTGCAATTCTTAAATCTTGTAGCAAACTTTGGCCAGAAGCCTTCTTCTCAATCAAAACTGCATCTGGCTCGTAATCATAATATGCCTCTTGAGCAATGCGACGCAACTCTGGGTAAGTGACTCTGTCATACCACATATCAATGACAATCGCATTCATTTGGCCATTCTTGCGGAACACACCCCATGTTGTGCGAGCGGAATAAGATGTTTTCTCTTTTGTTGAGAATGCAGTATCCCATGACTGAATTACATATTCAATCTCGGGCAGATCATTACTTTCCCATGGAACCCACCATTCAGCTCGCAAGATTCCCCCACCTTTCGGCATTGGGCGTTGCTGCAGTTGTCCTGCTGCGGCATATGAACCCAGTGACCGCTCAAGTTTGGATAGGGTTGTCTCGTCGATTCTTTCTGGCCAAAGGAGCTCGCCTTCTTTTGTGCGTGGGTCTGTGAAGTTGAGCCTTGAGTGTGTTGGTGTTGGATGCCCGATTTCATATCGAGCAGGTAAGCATAAATGATTCCAATCATCGTATTCATTCGCCAATATGTGTCCTGTTAAGTCATTTTCATGCACTCGCTGCATGATTATAACGAAAGCACCTGTCTTTGGGTCATTGAGTCGGGATTGCATGGCTTGATCCCACCACTCAAGAACACCCTGACGAACTGTTGAGGATTCAGCCTCACGAACATTGTGCGGATCGTCAATGACAATAATGTCGCCACCTTCACCAGTCAAAGCACCATCAACCGATGTTGCAATCCTGTGGCCAGTCTTGTCGTTCTCAAATCTTTGCTTTTGGTTCTGGTCGCCTGTCAAAGCGAATGTTTCGCCGAAGTGTGCTTTATACCATGGACTGTCAATCAGGCGTCTGCATTTTACC